CGCCATATTTATTTAATTTCAAAGTAATTCATTTCTCCAGCATCCAAAAAGTATTGAACATCCACGTTCCATATCTTTGGACCAAGCATTAGCAGCTTTGGTATAAGTATTTGACTGCTGCTTCTATTCTTTGCGAATACAAACTGGCAACAGTCTCTAAAATCTCTTTGCAGTTCTTTCATATTGTGGAAGATGTAGTCGAGATTAAATCGTTTGGGTGCGTACTTGTTGATTTCGCGCATCTTATGTAGATCGCTTTCAATCACAATGAATAGAAAGCACTCCGATTGTCTACAGCGTTGAAGCTCTCTGACGAATCTCTTATACTCTGCTGACAAAGTACTGCAAAAGTCAGCAAACGATTTTCTATCCGCATACGTATACTTAAAGTTCTCTGATGTAACGGCATAATCTCCAACATCAAGCTTTAATGGTGCAGAGTAACGGAACTTGAGTGGTTGCTGTTCTCTTGTATCAATCAAAATCTTTACGTCTCTGTAATCGTTATGGAATTCTTGCGGTAAGTTCGATCCAAACATTGGTTTAACGCCACATTCATCGCATACCTTTTTGTAACTACCAAAGATACGCTTGTATACTCTAATTGGCGGCAAGTCTGATGTGAACAATTCAGTCGAGCAGGGACCATAATCCAAGTCCTTTTTTTCTATGCGCTTTTTAAGCAATGAAAGAATATATGCCCCAACTTCTTCCTGATTCGCTGTGTCACACCACTCGACCAATTGATCGTATGTGGCGAAATCTCTCTCCATGTAATCCTCATACGTTTTGAACTGAATAGGAACACTCGTTAGCTTATTGAAGCGTGGATAGTGCTTGACGTAATAATCGCCCAACATCATATCGTGTTTCTTGAAATGATGGTGTAGGCTTTTTAATGAATCAAATGACTCATTGCACTCTTTACAATTAAATGACATCATACTTTGATATTCCGAGAATTCTTGCTTTCCATTCATCCATTCCTTCTAGTCTATTCGCTTCTTCTGATACTAAAGCCTTTTGCATTTCCGCGATTTTGACCATGTTCTTACGCTCATCTTCATCTTGGAAGAATTGCACCAACGCCAAAAGAGAAGCATTTTCTTTCTGCTTACTTTGCATTCTGGATGATCTGTCTCCTTGAAGTTTTTTAGTTAGATTTTCAATACGTGTTTCGCATTGGTGATATTCACTGCTTTTTGCTTTAATAATTTCCGCGAGTCTAACGCTCATTTCTTCCTGATCATTAGCAATATCGAACATATCGTTAAGCTTGTTCAAATGCTTACTAATCACCTCAAGATTAATGATTTCTTTGCACACGTTCATGTATAGGTTAATTTCGTCTGATGTTAAATCAGGCTTATCCCAAGTTAAACGAATAAACTCTTGCTCGAACAACTCCCTATCATCTTTCAAGGTGTAATTGTTCATGATTTTCACGAAACGAGAGTTATTTAAGTTAATTGTTAATTTGTCTACACAAATCCTGTGCTGGCGATTAATCTTATCTTCCTCGAATACATTTCCAGTCGCATCGTTAATTTTTTTCACGACTCTACCTGCCGCCTTCGGAGCCACGTAGCTTGACAGCACAGCGTCTGTGTCTTGAGAAGGATTGTAGTCGGGATTAATCTCTCTCATCAACGCGAAAACAGCTCGCTGTTCCATAGACAGCGGCTTGATTTCCTGTTTTGGGAAAAGTAGTTCAGCGATAGCCAACGAAGATAGACCAGTGTTCGCCTGATCAATAATAAATTGCCGTTGTTGTGGCGAAAAGACAATATCTTCTTTTTTTTCGCGGCGAGCAGTATTAAATTTCATACCTGCTGCTACCATATACTTTCTTACTTCGCGTCCTTCTTTCGAACGACCGTCGAGTTGTGGATTATCAAATACATGTTTGACAATTTCATTCAAATCGGGATTCTTCCCAAAAGCCTCTTGGACTTTTTGTTTTTGTTCGTCGTTTAAACTCATAATATGATGTCGTTTTTGGCAATGATTTGTTGCACTTTTTCTTTCAGCATTTTTTTGAGATTTTTAATCTGTTTGTAGCCAGCGGCACGGTTTTTTTCAGAAGTTTTATATCCCATATACTTTGCCACATCGTCTTCTGACGCATCTTGAAAGAACAACATCATATACACTTGATAATGTTCGTCTGATAATTCTTTTTTTAGAACTTCATTTAGTTTTTGGATAGATGCATCAAAATCAACACCCGAATCAGTAAACGAATCAATCTCTTGCTGGTGGTTTTCCATTGCTAGTGGCATCTTTACGCCATATCCTTGGCGTTTTGATTTAGCCCACTTTGCATATAGCTTGCAGGAAGAGTTTTGGTCTCCTGATTTTGTCAAAGAGCATAGATTATCTCCAAGATTGTGGGGGCAAGACATACAAGGCTTAACATAGTTCGTGTAATTGTTGCGTACTATGTTTTTAATTTGATGAGAAGCGATTCTCGAAACCCAAGGTTCTAATGGTCGCTCTTGATCCCACAAATGCCACTTTTTGAAAATGTGAGTTTTAACAATTTGCGCTACATCTTCAAAGTCAAACCAGTTTATAGCGTTAAGTCTCCACTTGCTTTGATATTTTGAAACAACAGTGTCTATAATAGCATAACACTCTTCGTATGTCTTTTTTTTAGGAGATTCCACTTACTTTCTTTTCTGTTTAAAGTCTTCGAGAGAAGTGGGACGGTTTCTTCTTTGAGGTGTTGAACCTTTTGGCACTGGATTCGATTCAGAACCAATAAGAGATCCCAAATCAAAAGTGCTATAGACTGCTGATGTTTCTACTTCTACTTGGATTTTGCGAATGTTTGGAACGCGAGAAGCATTGGTAAATGATTCACCATCATCGTCGAAATCTTCTTCATCCTCATCCTCTTCTTCATCATCGTAGTCCTCTTCCTCTTCTTCTTCTTTAGGCTTTTGCTTTTTAAGCTTAGCTGCCCCGAAGGGACTGCCACAACTAGAACAAAAGTTGGGCTTTGCAAAATTGTATTCGTGCTTTTTTCCGCACTCAGAACAGTAAATAACGCTCATAATTAATAATGAGTTTTTTTACCACTTTTTCAATATAAAAAAAGGCACGAAAAGGCAGGGAATACACGTATATTTCCTGCATTTCGCTGCGAGCGTTGTGTGTAACCCTGTTATAATTATTTACACATGAAAGTCGCTCTCTTCTAACTTTTTCACGATGAATTTCAAGATTTCACTGCGCACAATGTCTTCTTTAGTGAACACGAATGTTTGAATTCCTTTTTGCTTGCTTTCTTCATCATTAAAGGTATTGAGCAAAGGCATAAAGCCTGTCTTGAGCTTGCCAATATCACTCTGCATAGCATCGCCGCAGATGATAATCTTTGAACCTTCTCCAATCCTTGTAATCAAAGTAATAAGTTCTTTCGCGGAAAAGTTCTGAGCTTCATCGGCGACAATGATTTTGTTCGTCCAGCTTGCTCCACGCAAAAAGTTAATTGGTGCGGCACTTATTCTTCCTGTTGATTTAAGATGCGCCACATCTTGCGGCAAAACAATCTCCTCCAACTTATCGTAGAGAGGCATCAAGAACGGATCGAACTTCTCTGCAATATCTCCAGGCAAGCTACCAAGCCCTTTATCAGCACTTTCAATGATGCTGCGAATATAAATCAGTTGTTTTTCAGAATCTTCTGACATCATTTCGACTGCTCCGTAGAGTGCCATATATGTTTTAGAAGTTCCCGCAGCTCCAGATATAAAAATGATTTTATTTTCGGGGTCTAGTATCATCCCAAGCAGTTGAACCTGTTTTGGGGTGAATCTGAAATTCTTTTTCTTTGTTTTAATTTTGCTGGTTTGATTCAATTGAATCTCAACCGAGTCCGACTTACTAAATCGTTTTTTAGGCATTTGTATAGTTTACACCCATTTATAGCAATGGTTCGTCAATAGTTACATCTGCGGTAAAAATATTTGGTGGCGAAGATGCTAGATTTTGGGCATTTAATCTGCCGCGAGAAGAAGTTGATAGCGTTCCTGATGGCAAAACGTATTCACCCGATTCATTTTTTAAATCAACAGAAAAAGAAGACAATGCCCCAGACTCATTAATAAATGTTTTTATGTTGGTTGCTTTGATTTGTAGTTGCTTTGATGCTTCATCCAAAAAGACATTGTAAGCGTTGCGCTTAGAAATCGCATAGGAATAGGTTCTTTTTAAATCAAGAGAAAAAGAAATACTAGAGTGAACGTCAGAAGAATAATTATCTGCCCCCGAAAGTACTGCGAAATGACCATACGCAAATTTGCTCGTCATGTTTGTTTCACCTGTACTTAGCCCCGAAAGCATTGTTAAACCTGTGGGTGGATTCGTGCATGTAAAAGATGTAGACATTGTTGCTGCTTGAAATGGAGCGATGTCCACAGACAAACTGTCAAGGTAACATCCACTGAATGTTCGACCCCCGATTGTTATGTCAGTGCTGCCTGTTCCTGTAAGGTTAGCGAAAACGCCAGATCCGAAATTGTATGAATCAGCAGAAGAAACATTATTGGCAAACTTATTGCACAGCGGAAACGCGATAGTTATTTTCGTGTCTGTGCTGCCACCAACTCTCATATCTGGAAAAGTATTCGGGGCAAGAGTTCTATATGCATTTGTTTTCGCGGAATGAGAGATAGATACACTGTTTGCGGGTGCAATGTATTTCTTACCTGCCGAATCGTTTCGGGGCATAGAGACTGGAATATTTTCGTAGCGTATAACGGACATCATAGTGTATTACACCTTTTATTTGATTACAAAAGGTTTTATAAAATGGGGGGCGTGGATTTTTTTTGGGTTTTTTTAGGTTATTCTTAGAAAGCGACTCGCGATTTTGACAAAAGGGGTGGGGGGTCTGGTGCGGAGCAGCACAGAACATCGTCTGGCGCTCTGGGTGGGGAGTGATGTTGGTGGGAGTTTGGGAGACTGAGGATAGTATCCCCCCCGCTCTTTTCTAACAGAACTGTCGCGCACTTTTTGAGAAATAGGGGGGGTCTTGTCAAGTTTTTTCTTCACG